ATGTTAGCTCAACAAGACATGATATTGTACTTGGAGCGATGGAACAAGATGTATTAATCGACGACTTAAATATTAATTGGGATTCAATCGAATACGATTTAGAAATGACAATCTTTAAGAAAAACAATATTAAACTAATTGTATCATGAAAAATTTATACAAAGCATTGGCAAACTTTCAACAGGAAGTCCCAACAATACACAAAGGCACACAAGGTTTTGGCTACTCATATGCAGACCTTACAGCAATCTACAAAGTCATTAATCCATTAATGAAAAAGAACGGATTAGGTTTCACACAATTGCTTCAAGAAAATCAAATGGTTACTATCATTTTTCACGTTGAAAGCGGTGAGTCAATTGAAAGTAAAACAGATATTCCAATGAACGTACAACTCAAAGGGATGAACGACTTTCAGGTTATGGGTAGTGCGATAACTTACTTTAGAAGATACTGCCTTTCGTCAATGTTAGGACTTGTAACAGATAAAGACATCGATGCAAGTGGCGAACAAACAGGAAAACGTAAAGAAACAATTTCAGACGATAGGTTAGCTGCTGCACTTGAAAAGATTAAGAAAGGTGAGTACACAATGGCGAAGCTAAAAGAAAAGTTTGAATTAACATCTAAACAATTAGAGCTATGTTAGTAAATTATGAATTATACGACAAAGAGGGCGAAGCATTAATGTCGTTACAAGGAAAAGAATATATTGCGCCTGTTGGGTCGGATGTTTGTTTTCATGACGATGAAATTTCTTTAAAAGAAAAAGATCAAGTAGCTCTTTTATTTAACAGTAAAGTAACGTCTCACGTTTATTATATTGATGAAGATACTCTTTGGGTAAATTGTGAAGTTATAGAAGACCTAACAGAAAAAGACGAATCAGATTTATTAAAATATCATAAATTTAAATATGAAAAACAATGAAAATACGTTGCAGTTCACTACCGAAAATTATGGTTAGCTCCCGTTCAAAAGACGGGGGTTTATCCGAAACAGCAAAGTCATACATTAAGTCAATTGCTAAACAAGACTACTTCGGTTACACTACTGAGTTAAACAATAAGTACGTAACCAAAGGGATACAATGCGAAGAGCAATCGATTGAACTACTAAACGATGTTCTATTCACTAACTACGAAAAGAACACGGAACGTAAAACAACCGAGATATTAACAGGAGAATGCGACATCTACACACCTGATTTAATAATCGACATTAAAACATCGTGGTCCTTTGATACATTTCCCGCAACACCGAGTGATATTAATATCAAAGATTATGAGTATCAGTTAAGGGGGTACATGCATCTTTACGGAGTAGAACGTGCTGCACTTGCATACTGCATGGTCAACACACCAAGCGACTTAATCGGTTACGAAAGCGAAGACCTACACAGAGTGCGAGATACACCAATTCAAAGCCTTGTAACAATGTTAACCATTGAACGTGACTTAGAACTTGAAAAGGAAATGTTAGAGCGTTCAGCGGCAGCAATTGAATATTATCAACAATACATAAATCAAATACATGAAAAGAAGTATAATTGACTTTAGTGACATACCTATCGATGAGATACGGATGAGGCTTAAGTACCAGAAGAAAAAGTATAGTGTAACGGAATGCGTAAAGGAAGCGTTTAGAATAGCAAATAATAAAATAAAAGAAGATGAAAAACGAAATGAAATTTAACGGAAAAATCACAAACATTTTAGAAGTTATTGAAGTAGGAGCAAACAAAAAAGTAGAGTTTGTAGTAACAGAAACAAGTGGAGAGTACCCTCAAGCGGTTAAGTTCGGTATCTTTGGAACGGAGAAAGTGGATAAGTTCTTGCAGTACAACAATGTTGACCAAGAAGTTGAGGTGTTATTTAACTTTAAGACCAACGAGTGGCAAGGTAAGTATTTCACGTCTATTGATGCGTGGAGAGTTAATAAAGTACAAACAGAAGAAACACCATTTTAGTTATGTTTAAAGTAGGAGATAGAGTATATCACATCAAATATGGATGGGGTATTATTGAGGAAAAACAAGATGATGATATATTGTCAGTATTTGACGAGTATGCAGTATGGAATAATTCAAACAATAATTTGCTGTCATTCACAGAATACACCTTCCAAGGGTTTAGTCAAGAAAGACCAAATGAAACGAAAGATTAATATGAAAAAGAAAGCAACAAGCCTTAGTGATTTGACTGAGGCTAAACGTCAACAGGCGATAGAATACTATCAACACGTAGCAAGAGCTATGATGCTTTGCCAATCTGCACTACACTCCTTAGATGATGTAAGCGATAATATGTTTCACAAACACGAAATTAAACGTACTATCAACCAGTTCATCAATGGAGTTGAAAGGTTTGCGAATACGTTTGTAGAGAATAACAACAAGACAATGGCTCAGACTTATAGCAACATAATCAAACAGATTGACGAATTCAAAGAAAACATTAAAGTACAGATACAATGATTTCAAGAAACAACAAGAACAGGAATCGCTGGATGATAGCAATAGAGTTTGATATTTGCCGATGGAAGTTCAGAGAGAACCGTGTCGGCGTTATTAACGTAGGTAGATTAATTAGAAAAGCATATTATAATAAATATAACGATGGAAATTAAAGAAGAAATAGAGCAATTAAAAGCATTGTTAACAGGTGATTTATTTGCCGATGGGGACATCCAACAGAAAATCTACGACTTGAAAAAGCGGTTAAACCCTGAGATAGTAGATAATCCTGAATTAGATGAAGATTTTGGCGAATGTGAAGCATGTGGAAGTTAAATAATTTGTATATTTGTAAAGCGGGATAGGTTAGAGGTAATTAGCTAACTGAAAAGCGAAGTGTTTACGTCTTCCCGTTTTCTTTTAAACACGTTATTAAACACTAAAAAAAATGGAAGAAATTTGGAAAGATGTAATTGGATACGAGGGATTGTATCAGGTATCTAATTTAGGTAATGTAAAAAGTTTGCCTAAAGAATGGGTATGTGGAAAAGGTCAAACACTAAAACATAATGGTAAAATATTAAAAGTTTTTAAGAATAATTGTGGATATTACATTGTAGGATTAAATAAAGACAATAAAAGAAAACCGTTTTCTGTGCATAGTATTGTAGCAAAATCTTTTTTTAATTATAATAACTCATTAGTTGTAGATCATAAAAATGATATCAAAACAGATAATAGAGTTGAAAATTTACAATTGATTACTCAACGCGAAAATTCACGAAAAACACAAGGTAGTTACTCAAGTAAATACAGGGGGGTTAGTTGGGCTAAAATGAATAATAAATGGAGAGCTCAAATAGTAATAGATAGAAAAAAAATAATGTTAGGTTATTTCAATTGTGAATTAGCAGCAAGTTTAGCATATCAAAATAAATTAAAAGAAATAATATGAAAGTAGAGTTGTTGAGTACATGGGGAGATGATTTATCGGTTTGTGATATTGCAAGGGTATCATTCGACAAGAAAGCAGATAATTATTCATCAGAACAAAATTTAAGGCTATTAAGCTATTTAGCGAGACATAATCATTGGAGCTGTTTCGCTCACGCAAAAGTGCAGTTTAGACTACAAATCCCCGTATATGTTGAACGTCAATTAGTTAAGACTCAGGCAGGTGTCGAATATAACTCGATAAGTGGTCGGTATTGTGATTTTTCCGATACTTATAGCTTAATCAGTGAGTGGCGAACACAATCTAAAGACAGTAAGCAAGGTAGTGCAGAACCTTTAGATGTTTATGGACAGGAGGCTTGTAATGTTATCGAGTATGAAGTCAAAGAGTTTTGTCAAAATGCTTATAAGAAACTAATTGATTTAGGAGTAAGTAAAGAACAGGCAAGAACTATACTACCGTTAAATCTTAACACGACTATGATTTGGACAGGCAGTTTATATTCATTCATTCGATTATGTAAGCAACGTTTAAAGTCAGACGCACAACAAGAAACACGTGAAGTTGTTTCCGAAATGTTACGACTATTAAAAGAAAACGGTAACTTTGCAGAATCATTAAAAGCGTTTGAATTATGAAAATTAAAGTTAGTACACGAGTAGTATTCATATTCAAACACCACGTTGTTAAAGTACCCATAAGTTTACGGGGCTACTTGCAATGCCTTCAGGAACGCAACCTTTGGTATAAATACAAAGACCTCGGAATATTAGGTGAACTTTATAGTTACAAACGTGGGATAATAAAAATGAAACGATACAACCCTATCGCCTCAGTTGACTATACAGATGTTGATTTAGTCAAAGGATTGATTGAAGAGCTTAATATTAACAACTGCGACCTATACAATAAAGCTAATTGGGGACAACTAAACGGTAGGAGATACCTAATTGATTACGGTATTAACGAAGAGATATCAAAAATGTATAATTTATGAAGTTAAGATGTATTGAAAAACACTTTGCTAATGTTACTTTTGGTAAGGTGTACGATGTGATTAAAAAAGATAATAGCTATATTTGGATTATGAATGATAAAGGCCAAGAACATCAGTTTGACACTATAGAAAACTACTTTGAAGTAGTGACCGACAACGCACCAAGCTATTATAATAATGAGAAAGGTAGCCTTTACAAGTTTGCAGAAGACCATGACTTAAACGCATACGAATTTGACTTAGTCAAACGCCTTGTAAGATGCAGAAAGAAAGGTAACTTTGTACAGGATTTAGAGAAGACAAAGTTTTTAATTGACTTATATTTAAAAGAATGGAAGCAGTAATAATAAGCTTAGTTTATGTAGCTAACGTATTTTTAAATAGGTGGTTAAATAAAAAATTGTATAAAATAGATAAATTTAATGGAATAAACCCGATGCTTTGGTTTTTCCCTATTGTTACTACTGTTGTCTTTGGTTTAGAACTTATAAATGAACAAAGTCGTAAAAATAAATTTACAGGTAAAAATTGGTAATATGGAAAGAGAAATAATTAATTGGGCGAAGGCTCGAAAGTTAGACAACCCCGACAACAAGTTCCAACAACTCGCAAAGGTTGTAGAGGAAGTCGGAGAATTATCTTCAGCAATACTAAAGAAAGACATCGCAGAAACAATAGACGCGCTTGGAGATAGTTACATCACACTTGTTATATTAGCTAATCAAATGGGTTACTCACTTGAAGATTGTGCAAAACGTGCCTTCAAAGTTATTGAGTATAGAAAAGGTAAAACCGAAAACGGAACATTTATCAAAGAATAGTTTACTACCCTTGCATCAATTGGTGTAAGGGTATTTTTGTTTATACACATGGATTTAAAAGAAGTAGCGCAGTACCACGATGAATGGGTAAGAATAGTAAAAAGATTCGGAGCAAAGACCGAAGCTGAGGACATAGTACAGGATATGTATATTCGTTTTCACAAATACGGTAAAGGTCAAGTAATAACAAAGTCATTCATTTGGATAATGCTGCGTAACATCTTCTTTGACTATTGCAAGCGTGAAATATCAATGGTCGATATTGACCTCATGGTTGACCTATCAGAAGACGAAAACAACAAAACATATGAAATTGAGTTATACTATCAGAGTGTCGAAAATGAAATAAAAAAATGGGAGTGGTTCGACCAACAATTATTCTTACTATATTTGCGAAGCGGAAAAAGTATGCGTGAACTTGAAAAAGAAACTAAAATTAGTCTCACCTCGATTTTTCACACGATTAAAAAATGTAAAAGAAAATTAAAGTTATGGCAAAAAGAGTATCAAAGGGGTTTGGCGATACAGTAGCTAAATTCACCGAAGCAACAGGGATTGACAAAGCGGTTAAATTTATTGCAGGAGAAGATTGTGGATGTGACAAACGTAAAGAAGTACTTAACAAGCTATTTCCTTACAAAACACCTGAATGCTTAACAGAACCTGAATACAAGCTATTGGAAGAACTATTGCCTCAAATTTCAGTTAAGATTAAACCATCACAACAAATTGCATTTTTAAAGGTTTACAACAGAGTATTCAAAACAAACGAGAGACCTACTTCATGCGCTTCGTGTTTAAATGATATGTTGCGCAAAACAAGAATAGTTTTTAATGAGTATAACAAAGAGTCATTTCCTAATGACCAAGGAGCGTTTTTAGGATAATTGATTAACCAAGATTTTTTTCAAGATGGCAAACGGACACGGTGGAGCGAGACCAAACTCAGGAAACAAACCAAAGCAAGACTTTGAAAAGACAAATAATATATTCTTAACTGCAATAAAACAAGTTAAGGATGTTAATACAGACGATGAAGCAAGAATAGAATTAGCTAAAGATTTATTAACGTTTGAAAGAGGTAAGATATTTATCTCTGAACATGTATTTGGTAAAGCTAAAGAAAGAGTTGAATCTGACATTAACATTAACGCAACAACACTAAAAGATTTGATTAACTTTGGTGAAAAATAATTATGAGAGGTTTAATAGCATTACTAATTAGTTTTATATTTATATTTAGTTGGTCAATAAGTATGTGGTTTATTTTATTAACTCCAATATTTGTAATATCATTAGCTTTATTAATTGAAGATAATTAATTGGTAACTTTAAACCCGAAATATAAAGCATTTGCAAATGACAGTAGATATTTCATTGTTACAGGTGGTCGGGGTAGTGGTAAGTCATATTCTATTAATTTACTTCTACTGCTTCTTACCTACGAATCAAACCATGTTATATTATTTACACGTTATACCCTTACTTCTGCTCACGTCTCTATTATACCTGAGTTTATTGATAAGGTTGATTTATTAGGTAAAAACTCTGATTTCCATATTACCAAAGACGAAATAATTAATCTAAGAACAGGAAGTAAGATTCTCTTCAAAGGTATTAAGACATCGAGTGGAACCCAAACAGCTAACCTAAAATCATTGGCAGGTGTAACTACATGGGTACTTGATGAAGCTGAAGAGTTAACGGATGAAGATGTATTCGATAAGATTGATTACTCGATAAGACATAAGGAAAAACAAAATAGGGTTATACTTATACTTAATCCAGCTACAAAAGAGCATTTTATCTATCAAAAGTTTTTTGAATCAAAAGGAGTAGAGGCCGGAGTAAACACAATTAAAGGCGATACAACGTATATTCACACAACATATAAGGATAACATATCAAACCTATCTGAAAGTTTCTTAAATCAAATAAAAACGATAAAAGAACGTAGACCTGAGAAGTATAAACATACAATACTTGGAGGTTGGTTAGACAAAGCGGAGGGTGTTATATATAACAATTGGAAGATAGGAACGTTCAATAATGATAACGGGTCAGTGTTTGGTCAAGATTACGGATTCAGTAACGACCCGACAACACTTATTGAAACGTCAATAGATAAAACTCATAAGATTATTTATTGTAAACTGCATATTTATCAAACTAATTTAGTAACGTCAGAGTTAGCAAGGTTAAACAATCACTTCGCAAAAGGTGGTTTAATCATTGGGGACAATGCAGAGCCAAGGCTTATAACAGAATTAAAGCATCAAGGAAATAACGTAGTCCCGTGTGTTAAACATAAAATAACGGAAGGGATTGAAATGATTAGAGATTATGAACTAATTATTGACGAAAACTCCGTAGATTTGATAAAAGAATTAAACAACTATTGCTGGTTAGAACGTAAGAGTGAGACACCAATAGATAAGTATAACCACGCGTTAGATGCGTTACGTTATGCAGTTAGTTATCAATTAAGTAACCCAAACAAAGGTAAATATGGAATTAGGTAAAAGTTTGAGACAAATGATTAATGAAAGTAGTATTAAAGTTGTAGACGCTTACAAAGATGAGTACGGAGACAACTGGAAATTCCAATGCGTTGAATCAATCGACAATGAAGTAGCGAAAGCTGAAGCATCATTGAAGTATTGGAAAGGTGTAAGAGCTAAAGTAATGGTGGCAAAATGAAAGCAAGTGAGTTAAGGATAGGTAACTGGTTTAAAGAAGACACTTTAGAGCCAAAGTATGCTCAAATTACAGCAGAACAAATATTGGATTTATATGACGACCCTTTGGATGACTTTTACCAACCAATACCATTAACAGAAAAATGGTTGTTGAAGTTTGGATTTGAAAATTTATTTGGTGAAAACTATGTAGTGCAAAACAAAGATGGACATTATAACTCTATAAAAAAAGATGATGGTGAGTGGTGTTACAATAATGATATTTCAGATGCGTCTTGTTATTTTGTAAAAGAGGTAAAATATATTCACCAATTACAGAATTTGTATTACGCATTAAATGAGGAGGAATTAATATGCAAGTAGAAATTGAAATACCTTCCAACCTATCCGAAATCAGTTTAGATAGGTATCAAAAGTATATGCTTACTTTGAACAACTCAGATGATAAAGAGTTTGTATTTCAAAAAATGATTGAAATATTCTGTGGTCTTGAATTAAAGGAAGTTGTTAAGATGAAAGCGTCAACCGTTATTGAGTTGGTTCAACACTTTAATAAAATCTTTAACGAGAAAACTGCCTTCAAACATAGGTTTAAATTAAATGATGTTGAGTTTGGATTTATACCTGATCTTGAAGAAATAAGTTGGGGAGAGTACATCGACATCGAGGCAAACATTGGTGACTTTCAAAACATACACAAAGCACTTGCGGTAATGTATAGGCCGATTGTAAAGGACGTTAAGGGTAAATATGAAATAGAACCTTACCGTGGTGATTTAAGTTACTCAGAGGTATTAAAATACGCACCGTTAGATGTTGTGCTACCCGCTTCGGTTTTTTTTTGGACTTTAGGAATAGAATTAATAAGCAGTACGCTGTCCTCTTTGGAGAAAATGAAGAACAAAACCCATATTCAGAAAATGTTCAATTCTCAAAACAATGGGGTTGGTATAGCTCAATCTATCACGTCGCTCAAGGAGATATTAGAAGATTTGACGAAGTTACAGCGCTGGGACTTCATCAATGCCTAACATTTTTAACGTTCGAACAACAAAAAAGTAGAATCGAGGTTAAACAATTAAAGAAGTCGCATGAAAAACTATTATAACCTATCAACTTTACTACATGATTCTATACTTGCAGACCCTTTAGTGAATAGAGTAACGAAAGGAAGTTTGGATAAGATTACCAATGCAAAGCAAGATATGTATCCACTTTGTCATATTATATTTAACGATGTAGCATTTAGAGGCAATACAACGGTATATAACATATCTTTGGTTATGATGTCGATAGTTGATATTAGCAAAGACGATGTAGTAGATATATTCAAGGGCAACGATAATGAGGACGATGTGTTAAACACAACGTTAAGCATACTTAACAGAATTTTTGAGAGAGTAAGAAGAGGTGACATTAACGATGCTGGGTATGAAGTGTTAGACGATACAGCAAGTTGCGAGCCTTTTGTGGATAGGTTTACAGATGCGGTTGCAGGTTGGACAATGACCTTTGACATATTAGCACCAAATGAAATGACAATATGTTAGCAGATTTAAGGGAGTCAGGCTTACAAGCTGCATTGGATAAGTTCAAAGCCTCGGTAATTAAACAAGCTCGTACTAACTTAACGAAGGGTGATAGGAATGTATCAAGAAAATTATACAACTCTTTAAAAGGACAAGCGAAAGTTTACGCTAAAGGGTATTCGTTAAGCTTTGAAATGGAAGAGTACGGGAACTATCAAGACAAAGGTGTTAAGGGTAAGAAGTCAAGCGCGAAAGCTCCTAACTCACCTTATAAGTTTGGGAGCGGTAAAGGTAAAAAAGGAGGGTTAACCGATGGTATAAACAGATGGGTTAAGGCACGTAAGTTTCAGTTCAAAGATAAGAAGGGGAAGTTCATGAGTTACGATTCAACTGCGTGGTTAATCACACGTTCAATCTATGCGAAAGGATTACGACCAACTTTGTTTTTCACCAAACCTTTTGAAGCGGCTTACAAACGTTTACCTCAAGAATTAGTGAACGACTTGAAAATAGATTTAGAGAAAATATTTAACTACTCAATTAAACAACCGAAATGATTAGAGCAAGGTCACCGTATATTATTAGTATCAATGAGGCAAGTCAAGTTAGTACACGAATAGAATTGTTTATAAGCTTCGGTTCTTTAGGTGCTACACCAACTTTAAATTATACACTTAGTAAGGCAATCCCTGCATCGAATGCACCGACAACTTATTATGATATTTCACCATACATACGTGAATTTTTTGACCATACGGCTTATAGTAACGTTACAAGTTTGACGGCTGCTGTTAGTTACACGTGTATAGATAAACTAAATGTAAGGGTAAAAAGATATAAGACCGTAGGAGCAACTGAGTCATTGATTGATACAACCGACTACATTGCAACGGATGGTTATAGTGAGTTTGCAAATGGTGTGAACTATAACGGTGGGAATTACTTGTTAGACCAAAAGAATTACTACTATCATAGTGGCTCGAATGCTGGGTTTATTATGCTTTACGCAACGGCAACAGACCAGATAAGATGGACAAATGTTACCGATAGTATTGTTTATTTAAGTGCGTCTTTAGGTACTGGATTTTATTACGTGCCACGCTGCTATAATTCTGAGTTTACAAAAGAGTACAAAGTTGAGTTGTTAAACAGTTCAAATGTAGTTCAAGCATCATGGACATTCAAACCTGTTGAGGAATGTTTATATACACCTGTTAAAGTTGACTTCATAAATAAACATGGATCGTTTCAACGTGAATTTTTCTTTAAAGCTTCGAGCGATAATATCGAGGTGACAAATAAGGATTACAACTTAATGCAACCGTATGATTATAGTTTGACGGGTGGTCAACGTACTACGTACAATCAAAACGGTATGCAAAGTATTAAAGTAAATAGCGGTTGGGTTGAAGAGGATTTTAAAGACAATTTAAAACAATTGATGCTTAGTGAAAAGGTGTTAGTAGATGAAAAGCCTGCTATTCTAAAAACTAAATCAATCGAGCTTAACAAGTCTATAAATACAAAACAGATTAATTATAGTTTAGATTTTGAATTTGCGTACGATTTAATTAATAGTGTTGTATAATGAGAAAGGTTGATATATATATTGAAGTTACTACCGATAACTATGAAAAGTTAGAGTTATTTAACGATGAGGAAATACAGATTAATAGTTCAATTCAAAATGTTCAAGATATTGCAAAAGTTTACACTGATTTCACTCAGTCGTTTACCATTCCTGCCTCACCACGTAACAACAGACTGTTTAATCATTTTTATCAGACTGATGTAGACGTTGATGCGGAAAACAACCCTAACATTAAGCGCAACGCATTTATCGAAATAGGTACAATACCATTTCGCAGTGGGAAAATATCAATCGAGAGTTCAAACGTAGTTAAAGGACGTGTAGAAAGCTATTCTATTACGTTTTACGGTGATTTAACAAGCTTAAAAGATAAGTTTGGGGATGATAGTCTTAAAGATTTAGATTTAAGTGTATATAGCCAACCATATAACGGTACAACAGTACGTACAAGATTAGTAAATGCAAGTGATTCAGATATTCGTTACCCTTTAATTTCATCAAGTAGGCTATGGAGTTATAATCTTGGCGCAAATACAGACATAAGTAATGAAAATTACCCTATTGTTTACACTGAATTATTCCCTGCATTACGTGTAAAAAAGATATTTGAAGCTATACAAACAAAGTATAACGTATCTTTTAACTCTAATTTCTTTAATCAAAAGTTATTTACAGAATTGTTTCTATGGTTAAAGAATGCGAAAACGATGCAAGCCTTAACTGAAACGTTGCAATTTACTGTTGATGACTTGCAAGTAAATGATGACAGTAGAGTAAATGTGACTACTGACACTGCTGATTTAAGTAATACTGAAGGTGTTTTTGTGTACGCACAAGGAAGCGCAAATGTACCGACAGCAAAATTATATTTAGACGTTTACGTAAACAATAGTTTAATAAATACATTTGAGCTAAAAAGCACAGGTGTTTACAGAGATAACCAAATTATACCACGGACGACATATAATGGGACAAATATAATGAGTTTCAAAATTAGAGCTTCGGTTCCGTGTACAGCGACAGTTGTGGGTATAAGAATAGAGTATAAAAACATAGGGGCTGGCAATTTTAATTCACTAAAAGCACTGCAATTTAGATGTTTAAACAAAACATTTGTAGAAGCAACAGTTGATCCTACTGTTTACGTTCCTAATATGAAGATTAGTGACTTTGTTAGTGGTGTATTTAAAATGTTTAATCTTACTTGCTATGCTACTTCAGTAGACAACTTTCAAGTAGAGCCATTAGACGATTGGTATACACGTGGAGCAGTTATAGACATTACAGAACATGTTGATGCGGATGAAATAACAATTGAAAGACACAAACTATACAAAGAAATATCTTTTGATTATGAAAAGTCAGAAAGTTTTTTAAATCAAGAGTATTTTGATTCTCAAAAAAACACACCTAAAGAGTTTGGAAGCTATAAAGAAACAAATTCAAATTACGATGGTGGCGAATATACAATTGATATTCCATTTGAAAACATTAGATTCTCGAAAGAATTAACAAGTAATACAGTTGAGCCTCCTGTTGCTTTTATACTTAACGAAAAGACATCAAATGAGGCTTATGATAACAAACCTATATTATTGTATTTAGACGCGTTAAAAACAGGTGTATCGTTTTATTTTGATAATGGTAGTACAGTAAGCCAAGTTACTCAGTATATGCCTTTGACAAATCAGTTAACATACAACAACGTATTATATTCTAATCATTTTGCAGTAGAGGGAAGTCCATTTGATGCAACTTACATTACAAACACTTTATACTCACAATACTACGATAGCTATCTAAAGAATCTATACAATCAAAAGAACAGATTAACAAACGTTAAAGCACTATTTCCTATATCATTACTTACATCTTTAAAGTTAAACGACAGGTTAATTATTCGTGACAAACGTTACATAATTAATGAGATGAAAGTAAACCTAACAACGGGGGAAGTTGATTTGTCATTAATAAATGATTTTAGAGCTATCGCAAACGTTAATTTACCTATTCAACAAGCTGCAACAACAACGGTTGAAGTGCCTGTATTCATCGAGAATGGTCAAACATCAACAGAGATATGCGTGGGTGCTACTTGTACAACGTATACATCGGAGCAATTAATATCAATTACTTTACCAACTAACACGTCGGGTGTGCCTGTTGAAACATCGTTAACACGTGACGGAATACCATACACAACAATTTACCAAGATGCTTAATACAATTATACAATTATTGAAGTCGGGTGACTTCTACGGGCAAAGCGAGATAATAGACATCGCAAAAGGAAAATATAAACTTACTAATTCCGTGCGCGAAAGCTACAAACAAGCGAAAAGAGAGTTATTATTAAAACAAGCTACAAATGGCAGAAAAGAAAATAATTGAATTAGAGGTAAAGAATAATTTAGGTTCGCTTAAATCACAATTAAGAGAAGCACAAGCTGAAGTTGCGAAGTTATCAGAGCAGTTCGGTGTAACGTCTAAAGAGGCGGCTAATGCAGCGAAAAGAGCAGCGGAACTAAAAGACCAAATAGGTGATGCGAAAGATTTAACAGATGCCTTTAACCCTGATGCTAAATTCAAAGCTATTGGTGCTGCTTTGGGAGGTGTTGCAAGTGGATTCGCTGCTTACCAAGGAGCTTTAGGCTTAGTTGGTGTTGAAAGTAAGAAAGTAGAAGAGCAACTTTTGAAGGTTCAGAGCGCAATGGCTTTAGCTGAGGGTATAAACGGTATAACTTCAAGCATTGATTCATTTAAAAATTTAGGTTCGGTAATAAAAAACAACGTTGTTAGTGCGTTTGGTTCGTTAAGAGCTGCATTAATTTCAACAGGAATAGGAGCTTTAGCCGTTATTTTAGGAAGTATTATAGCTAATTGGAAGGAGTTTAGCAAAGCAATTACAGATACATTCCCGGGATTCTCGAAAGTAACCGACTTTTTTAAGAACTTTTCACAGGTTGCAAGCGGTACAATTAATAGTGTTGTGGCTGGATTTAAGACTATTGGACAGGTGTTAGGTAATATATTTAGCGGTGACTTTTCAAAAGCTTACAACAACGCAAAAAAGTTAGGTGAAAACATGGCTACAGCTTACAATCAAGGATATGATAAGAAAGATAAAGAGCTAAAAACAAAGCAATCAATCGATAATCAGAAGTTTGAAATTGACTTGATGAAAGCCAAAGGTAAAAACGTATTAAACGCACAACTTGAATTGCAACGTAAAGAATTGTCATTATTACAAAAAGGAAGTGATGAATACAAAGCGAAGTTAATAGAGATTGAAGAAAGCAAAACAGCAATAAGGGAAAAAGCAGAGCAAGACAGAGAGGCACGTATTGCCAAAGCTAAAGAGTTAGCAGAAAAACGAGCGCAAGAACTACAAAAGAAAAAAGACGAATTTGCAAAGAAACAAGCGCAAGATTTAGAGGACTCTGAAAAGATGAGATTAAAACCTTTATCATTAGGAGACACTGCAAAAGAGGCACGAGAGAAAGGAGATAAACAACTAAGGGAAGATTATAAAACAAGCCAAGAGAAAGCAAAGTTAGACAAAGAAAATGCGGAACGTGAAAAGAAATTAGCAGAAGAAGTTAAAAACAAAAAAATACAAATGGGGCAACAAGCCTTTAGTATATTGTCAGACCTATCAAGTTTATTTGCAGACGGTAACGAAGCAGACCAACGAAAAGCATTTCAATTAAACAAGGCTGCTAATTTAGGACTTGCAATTATGAATACAGCGCAAGCAGTAACGGGAGCATTAACAGCAGGTGGTAATCCTTTAAAACTTGCTACTGGAGCGCAATTCTTAGAAGCAGGAATAGCGGCTACAACTGGAGGTATAAACATCGCAAGAATAGCAGCTACACAATTTCAAGGCACAGGCGGTGCAGAAACAGCAACAGCTACACCAACAGCACCACGTACACCAAGCTTTGACATTATACAAGCACAACCACAAATGCAGTTAGGAGCATTACAACAACAACCCGTGAAAGCATATGTAGTAAGTGGTGAAGTGTCAACAGCTCAAGCATTAGACCGTAATAGAGTAAGAAATGCAACATTTTAATTAAAATTAAGTTATAAAAGTATGCAGAACATAGAGCTAACAATTAAAGACGATGAACAGGGGGTTTTCGCAATTTCTTTAGTAGATAAACCCGCAATAGAGGAAGATTTTATTTTCTTAAGTGAGATTAGCGTTGAGTTACAAGTTACCAACGATGAAAAACGGGAAGTTGTTGGACTTGCTTTAGTGCCTAATAAACAGATATTAAGACGTATTAAAGATAAAGAGTTTACTATTTCATTTAGTGAAGAAACAATCGCCAAAGTACAAGAACTCTACCTTAAAAAGAATTACAATAACAACGTAACGGTTGACCACGATCATAATGTTGATGGTGTTAGCTTAATCGAAAGTTGGATTGTTGAAGATGAGAAATACGATAAATCTAACCTTTACAATTTGAATGCTGTTAAAGGTAGTTGGGTTGTTAAGATGAAAGTTTACAATGAAGAAGTTTGGCAACAAATCAAAGACGGTAAATTCAAAGGGTTTAGTATCGAAGGGAAGTTTGACGGGTTAGACCAATTGGAAGCTGAAAGCCACGAGGATATAATAAACGAAATTAAGGAACTTTTAAAATCAATATAATTATGCCAGTTACACAAATTGACAATACACAAACTATTAGCAACTCTACATGGAGGGTGCAACCTGATGTTATCACATCTGAAAGCGGAATAGTAAAAGAAAACGGAACTATCCATTACATTGATGGCAAGTTAAAATACCATTCTGAGGGTGTGGTTAAAGAGTTAGGATTAGGTACAGACCCAAGCATTCCAATTATTGCAGTTACAGCAACGCAACCATTTCCAACATCTATAGAAGGAGACAGATATTTATTTTATTCAGTATCAGAAGGAGTAATTGAAACTGTTGTTTTATATGAATATAATGGTACTTCTTACGTAGGTACAACTCCACCTCTAGGACAATTATTTGAGGAGTTATCAACGGGGAAGACAATTCGTTGGACGGGTACGGGTTTGGATGATTACGGATTACAAAAGAGCTTACAAGATTTAACTTTATCACGTAAAACAAATGACTATACATTAGTAGCTGCTGACAACGGAAAAGTAGTTGAAATGAACAAAGCAACTGCTAACACTTTAACCGTGCCAAATGGTGTGTTTTCAGCAGGTCAACAAGTATTAATCACACAATATGGATCAGGTCAAACGACAATTGCAGCGGGTGCTGGTGTAACATTAAGAAGTTCGGGAGGTAAATTGAAGCTAACTAACCAATATGCAACAGCTACATTAATCTTTATTAGTGCGAGTGAGGCTTATGTTTCGGGTAATTTAACAGCATAACATGACTGAGTTTAATAACAAAATAACTCCTTCATTCATAAGATTTAAAGCAGTCACTACCGTAACAGATAGTGACTCTTTATTTTTACAACCTATTGACAGCGAAATACCGAATAGAATAGCAATGCTACAATTCAAAAACTATTTAGGTGATGAAGATAACGGGATTCTATTTGGTGGCACGGGAACAGACGAAGACGTTTACAAGGTTATAGGCGGTGTTGGCACGAGTATTAATTCAGACATATACAATTTATGAGTGATATAACAAAGAGAATAATAATTAAAAAAGGTAGTGGTATTGCAACCGTACCAAGTAGCTCAGACCATAGGGATGGCACGTGGTTAGCTACGGACATTTACATGGGTGAATTCTATATGAACACTGTTAACGGTAAGATATACACACGTACAGCAAGTGGGATTGAAGAAATAATTTATGATGTAGCAGACTTTGAAGTTTTAGCAAATAAAGCGACAAATTTTAGTGTAATTAATAATACTAAATACCCAACTACTCAGGCAGTAGAAAATCAAATTGATGCTAAATTATTAGCTGAAAACTATTGGGTTGTTGGAAGTGCAGAAATTGCAAGGGGTTACAGAGCGCAACACAACTCAACAACCGTATTAGCTGAAAATATTGCAACAGGAACACTACAAGGTACAGCAACAGCGGTGGCGGTGTCTAACACTTCTATACTAACTAAAAAAACAAGGTTGAAAATTGGTGTTTCAACACCTGCATTAAACGGTATTTGTGGTTATAGGTCAACAAGTGCATTTAACATCGTGGGTACAGGATGGAAATTTTGTGTAGGTTTTGGTGTAAGTGACACTGGTTTTAACACAAATGCGCGTCAATTTTATGGAATGACAGCAACAACTGCATCTTTAGGAATTTCCTCTACTGTTACGGTTGAAAGTTTAACTAATATTATTGGTATTGGGTCGGATGCTTCTGATACTAATTTACAAGTATTTCATAACGATGGGTCAGGTACTGCTACAAAAATAGACTTAGGCTCAAATTTTCCTGCAAATAGAACAAGTGGTGCAGTTGCTTCTGATTTTTTTGTCTTTGAAATGTACAACCCTTTTGATTCTATGAATGTATATTACAAAGTTTCATCTTTAGAAAACAACGTGACAGTTGAGGGTACAATCACAACTAATTTACCAAGTGATACTACACCGATAACAATGCAAGCGGTTAGAACTTCGGGAGCATCTTCAAACGCTTGTAGTTTTGATATTAGTCAATTAACTTTAAATTGTTTGTCATGATAACAGTGTTTCAAGAAGTAAGGGGAGCTTACACTTATGTAGAAAGCACCTACTTAAATATAATCAAAGTTGGCAATGAAGTTTTGAATGCTGATGTAACAACCGAAATAACAGCACAGGAAACTATCATAAACGATTACATCTAATTTACAACAACACTCATAAATCAAGGTTATATAATTATGAATGAAGTCAAGTACATTTTAGAGCAAATCAGAAAAACGAAAACAACAGTGCTAATCATAATCTTACTTGCCTTCATTCTTTTTTATTACAAGTCATTGGTCACTCAAGTAGTAGTTAAAAAAATTGAAACTGTTGACGAGGTGAAAAAAGACATCAACAACAATGTTTTGATTCAACAGATGCTTAATGAATTGATGTTAAAATATAATGCTGATAGGGCTTATATCTTTCAGTTTCACAACACAATTAAGTACTACGATGGAACGCATAGAAACCATCAATCAATGACATTTGAAGTTTGCAACAATGGTATTAGCTCTGAAGCGCATAATTTACAGAATATTCCCGTTAGTTTGTACCCGATGTTCTTACAGCAAATAATGTTAGAAAGAATGAACTATTGCGACGTGAATAGTATTAAAGAGCAAACAACAAAAGCATCGTTATTAAGGCAAGGAATACAATCTATATGTATAGCGCCGTATTTTAAAAAAGGCAATTTTGTGGCTTACATTGGTTTAGACTTTGTAAAAGAAAACAAGTGTACAGAAATTGATTTTAAGGAATTTAAACAATTTACAAATGAAATAGGTAATATATTAATGTTATGAGAAAAGGAGGAAAAAAAGGATGCCAATGCAAAGATGGCACGTATTCAAAAGAATGTTGTGATGGTCAATCTCAAGGGATTGGAAGTACACAACAACAGTCAATTGCGATAGTAAACCATACTATTGAAGTGAGACAAATTACAACAGAAAGAGGTTAAATAAGTTATTAAAGAAAAACGTTTATGAATAAAGAAATAAAAGATGCGTTGAGAACTATCAAGACATTTTTAGGAATGGAAGTTAAGTTGGAGCAAATGAAGTTAGTCGATGGTAACACGGTAATCGAAGCAGATTCTTTTGAAGCTGGAGCGAGTGTTATGATTTTAGTACCTGATAGCGAAGCGGTGCCTTTGGAAGTTGGTAAATACGAGCTTGAAGACGGTCGTTTACTTATCGTTGAAGAAAAAGGAATGATTGCAGCGATTGAAGAGATGCCAAAAGAAGCTGAAGATGAGGAAATGCCTGTTGAGGCGGATGTAACTCCTGAAGTTGAAGTTAAGCAACCTAAAAAAGTTGTATCAATCACTGAGCAACATTTTTCAGAAATGAAAGCAAAGATTGAAGAGCTTGAAACTAAGTTAGCATCATTGGAAGTAAAAGAGGAAGAGCAACCAACTGACATCGTTGAGTTCAAAGCTGAAGAACCTAAACCAATTCAATTCAATCCTGAGAATGTTAACCCAATTGAGCATATGGATTTAGCGACAAACACAGGTAAATCAACAAGAGATAAGATTTTAGAAGAAGTATATAATAACAAATAAACAAATAAAAAATGGCTACAACGGCAAACATTACTACATCATATGCTGGACAAGATTCCAAACTATGGGTAAAAGCTGCTTTATTAAGCGGTAACACATTAGCAAATGGAGGTATGACAATCATTCCTAACATTGCTTACAAAACAACAATGTTTAAAATCGGAACGGACGATCTTTTAAAGAATGCAACGTGTGATTTTGATGCTACATCTACTGTAACACTTTCTGAAAGAAACTTGACATTAGAGCAGTTTCAAGTTAACTTGCAATTGTGTAAAAAAGACTTTTTACCAACGTTTCAAGCTGAAGAAATGGGCTTCAGTGCAAACAAAGTTTTAGCAAAATCATTTGTTGATTACTTGTTAGCTTACATCACTGATAAAGTTGCTTCATCTGTAGAGGTTTCTATTTGGAGAGGTACAAACGCAACAGCGGGTCAAATTGATGGTATTTCTACTTTGTTAGCTGCTGACGCTGCTTTACCAACTGCGAACGAGGTTGCTGGTTCTTCTGCTATTTCTGCTGCATCTACGGTAATTGCTGAATTAGGTAAAATTGTTGACGCTATTCCTGCTGCGTTATACGGTTCACCTGACTTGAAAATCTACGTGCCTCAGGGTGTTATGAAGGCTTACATTAGAGCGTTGGGTGGTTTTTCAGTAGCTGCTACTTCTAACTCTGGTACAGATGCTAAGGGAACACAATGGTACAATGGTGGTGCTTTAACTTTTGATGGTATTCCATTATTTGTAGCAAACGGATTAGCTGCTAACACTGCTATCGCTGCTGAAACTTCAAACTTGTTCTTCGGCTGCGGTTTATTAAATGATACAAATGAAATTGCGCTTTTGGACATGGCACCGATTGACGGGTCGCAAAATGTACGTTTTGTATTACGTGCAGGAATGGCTGTAAATTACCATTCTGTATCTGACATCGTAACTTACAACATCCCGAATTCAGCTAACTAATAATTAGCAAAACAATAACGTGGGGAGGAGCTTAAAGTCCCTCCCCTTTTTTTTTTAAACTTTAAAATATTAAACAGGTGGCTTGTAACTTAACCATAGGACGCGCGGAGGCGTGCAAAGAGGCAATCGGAGGACTGAAGGCCGTGTACTTTATTAATTTTCAGATAGTTCCATCTGATGTGACTTTCTCGAATGACTTAATCACAGCAGTAACAAACGTTGACAACTTATTTAAATATGAGTTAAAGTCAAACGAAAACGTATTTGACCAAGAAATAGTATCAAGCCGTGAAGCGGGTACAACATTTTTCCGTCAAACGTTAACAATTAAGTTGAAAAAACAAGATGCAACGACTCACAAAGAGGTCAAACTTTTGGCTTATAGTCGACCTCACGTCCTTGTAGAAAGTAACAACGGTCAATTCTTTTTGATGGGATTGTACAGAGGTGCTGATTTAACAGCAGGTTCTATTAACAATGGTGGAGCTTTAGGCGATTTCAACGGGTACAGTTTGACTTTTACCGCTGAAGAGGCTTTACCGGCACCATTCACGGACATCACAAGCGCTGCGACTATCGTTTCTGACTGTTTCACAGGTGCTACAATTGTAACTGCTTAACCATGCCTTGCGCTATAACAGCAGGTCGTTCAGAGCCTTGTAAGGATTCACTTGCAGGGCTTAAAAACGTTTACTTTATCAATGAGGATATAACGTCTAATTATATCTATAAAGAGAATACACCAATGGTTAGTCAGTGGGACTATATTCTTGATACTGATTTTAATGAGTCTATTGATTATTTTAACGCTATCCCTTATTTATATAAATTTGAATTGAAATCTAACGAAAATGTTTACGACCAAGAAATAGTAAGTTCACGTGAAAATGGCACTACTTTTTTCCGTCAAACATTGACTATAAAACTAAAAAAACAGGACATTGCTACGCACAACGCTGTAAAAACTTTAGCATACGCAAAGCCACGGATTTTAGTTGAAAACAACGAAGGACAATTTTTCTTAGTTGGACTATTGAGAGGTTGTGACGTAACAAGTGGAAATATTAATAATGGAGCATTGGTCGGTGATTTTAGCGGATATTCCTTAACCTTCCAAGCGGAGGAGCTTTTACCATCGCAATTTGTACCTTTAGGTACTGCTGCATTTTACAATAATCTAATTAACGATGATTTTCCGAAAACATTAAGTACAATTGTAACAAGTTAATTTACGGGGGGGGGCTTAAAACACCCCTCTTTTTTTTTGCAACAAAAACACTCTTTTTTAGTTATACTATTAATGATAGTATTAACGACATCCACATCACCGCAAACGGTTTATTTTATCCCACGTGAAGGTACTGGGAACTCAGATAAGATATTTCTAACAGACGAACAAACAAACGTCACTACAACGATTAATATCACTACATATGCAACAGGTGATTATTACCATACAGCGACCGCTACATTTGCGTTAATTGAAGGACATACGTATATTTGCAAGATTGGAAAAACAAACGATATACGATTCTACGGACGTGTATTCTGTACGGATAATCCAAGCTCGAACTTTACTCAAACGGTAACAACAAACGAATTTATAATTTATGAATAATAACATTATACAACTATCTTCCTATACAGCGCCTGTAATTGTTGAGAATAACAAAAACGAGTGGGTTGAATATGGTGAAGACAACAACTACTATCAATTTTTAATAGACCGTTACAGCAATTCAGCAACAAACAACGCTGTAATTAATAACATTTGTAGACTAATATACGGTCAAGGCTTAACAGCTACGGATAGCGCAATGAAACCAAATGAATGGGCGCAACTATTATCTATATTAAAGGAAGACGATTTAAGACGTATAATCTTTGATTTGTACGCGCTAGGACAGTGTGCCTTACAGATTCATTACGACAAAGGACATAAAGCGATTACAAGGGCTTTTCACACACCTATACAATTATTAAGACCTGAGAAATGCAATAAGGATGGGGACATTGTAGGGTATTTCTATTCTGACAATTGGACAGACCCAAAGAAGTACGTGCCTAAAAGATTTGACGCGTTTGGAACGTCTAAGAAAGAAGTTGAAATTTTATATTTAGCTCCTTATAGTGCTGGTATGAAATACTTTTCAAATGTAGATTATCAAGGGGGTATTGATTACGCATTGTTAGAGGAAAAAATTGCTGAATACCTTATTAATGAAGTTAGTAACTCTTTTGCTCCCACCACGATCGTAAATTTTAACAATGGTACCCCAACGGACGAGATGAAAGATGAAATTTCAGCTCAAGTAATTGGTAAGTTAACAGGGTCAAAAGGTAAAAAAGTTGTAATATCATTTAACGAAAATGAAAACACAAAAACAACTGTTGACACTATACCATTGAACGACGCACCAAGCCACTACAATTACTTAAGTGAAGAGGCTACATTTAAAATATTACGTTCACACAATGTTACTACTCCATTATTATTCGGTGTATCGGTTGCAACAGGATTCAGCTCAAATGCAGACGAAATGAAAACGGGTGCGATATTGTTTGAAAACATGGTTATAAAGCCAAAGCAACAAATGATAGTTGAAATGGTTAAAAAGATACTTTCGTTTAATGGTGTATCACTTAACCTTAAGTTTAAAACTTTGAATCCTTTACAAGGGGATGAACTACAAACGGTGCAAATGAGTTCAGATAAATCAGAGCTTGAATTGTTATTAGATGAGTTTGGTGAAGATATTGACGAAAACTATGTATTAATTGATGAGAGGGATGCTGATTATGATAATGAAGAATCATTAAACGAATATTTAAACGACCTTGAAAATACTACTACAAAACTTTCTTTAATTGATAAAGTATTAAATTTTGTATCAACAGGAACAGCAAGACCTACGGCAGTATCTTCACAGGATAAACAAGTAAAAGGAAGAATGTTTAAGGTTCGATATAAATACACAGGTAACCCTAATCCTGAAAGAGCTTTTTGTAAAGCAATGATGAGTGCTAATAAAGTGTATAGAAAAGAGGATATTGACAGGATGAGTGAAAGTGTTGTTAATAGAGGATTTGGAGAATTTGGAGCGGATAAATACGATATTTTTAGGTTCCATGGTGGGCCTCGATGCCATCACAAATGGTCACGATTAACTTATATGTTAAACGATAAAGATATGTTTGAAAAGGTAGGTACAAGAGCAGCAGAGATAAGAGGGTATAAAGTAACTAACCCATCAGAAGTTTCTGTTTATCCTAATAACTTACCATTAAAAGGATATAGTCCAAGAAATAAAAATTTACCCTCAGACGTGAAATAAGATGGCAGAAGCACTATTAATATCAAAAAAAGACCTACAAGAATATACTTCTTTGAACGCAAATACAGACGTTGACAAAGTGATTCAATTTGTATTGGTTGCTCAAAACATTTGGATTCAGCAATACACGGGCAGTAAGCTATTGGATAAGATAAAAACAGATATTACCAACAATACTTTATCAGGCAACTACATAACGCTTGTAAGGTCGTATTTAAAGCCTATGTTGATTCATTTTACTATGGTGGAATATTTGCCTTTCTGCGCTTACACAATTTCAAATAAAGGTATTTATAAGCACCAATCTGAGAATAGTGAAATTGTATCTAAGGAGGAAGTTGACTACCTAATAGAGAAAGAAAAACGTATTGCAGAATCGTATTCTCAAAGGTTTTTAGACTATATTTGTAAAAACAATAGTTTATTCCCTGAGTACACAGCGAATCAAAACGGTGATGTATATCCGCAGCATAATAACTATTTAACTAATTGGTATTTATGAAGAAAAAAAAAGAGTACAAACCAAAGGAAGAAAATATAATTAAACTAAAACAATACTTAAATGATATTAGCAAGTCACGGAATAATAGCAAGTAGTGGGGGTATAACGTTTGATACGGATGCACTTTCATTTATTACAGCTGCTTCAATTACAGACTCAACGCAACAAACAGCTATTAATACTCTTGTAACTGATTTAAAAAGTTATAACATTTGGTCTAAAATGAAAGCTATTTATCCATTTGTTGGAGGTACTGCAACGAGTCATAGATTTAATTTAAAAACACCAACAACAAACTCAAGTGATTTTTATTTAACACCTTACGGTGGTATCAATCACGCTTCTACTGGTGTTAAATTTAACGGTACAACTGGTTATTTTGACACACAATTAAATCAAAATAGTCATTTAACTAAAACTTCGTATGCATTGGGTGTTTATTCGCGTTTGAACCTTACAGATACAGGTTTTATAATAGATGCTTTTGATGCCAACACAGGGGGCAATGGTATATACGGGAGGTATTCAGTTGATGGTAATGCTTATTATGCCATGAATGTAAACGGTCAGAGTATAATTCATACTGAAAATGATACAAGAGGGCTTTATACTATTTCACGCACATCGTCTGTACTTGCTACTGCCTATAAAAATGAAATTTCAAAAGCAACTAATACAAATGCACAATCAGGAAATGCTACAACATCAAGTTTTTTTATAGGTTGTAGAAATGATGCAGGTACACCATCTTTATACACTACTACTGAATTAGCATTTGCGTACATATCAGATGGATTGAATTCTACTGAAGCATCTAATTTATACACAGCAGTTCAATTATATCAAACTACTTTATCTCGTAACGTATAATGAAAGTAAGACAATTAACAACAGAACAAAAAAACCAATTATTAGGGCAAACATACGATGGTGTTCAATATTTCAACCCTACATTAGATGCTGATGGTGTGTGGTTTATTTCAAATGAGGAGTATTTCAATTGTACAACTGACATTTTATTTGGTTGGAAATTACCCGAAATAGACTACAACCCAGTAATAACAGAATTTCCTTTATGAAACGTAAGTTCTACGAGGGGCAAATAATTAACAATAAGGTCGTTCAAACGGTTTGGAGCGACTCAGGTAATCACATGATATTATATACAGATGGAAGTTTTGAAGTCATTAAAAAATAGATGGAACGCACCGACACCAAACTTTTGGAAAAAAGTGCAAAGTGTAGGAATAGCAATAGGAGGAATAGGAGCGGTATTAATCGCTCCACCATTTAGTTTGGCAATAGCACCTTATATGGTTGCAGTTGGTTCAGTAGCAGGAGTATTATCACAACTTACAGTCGATGAACAACGTTAAGAATTATACAGATACGGAATTATTAAACCATGCGAAAACAATCAATGGTTTTAAAGGGTTTCCTAAAAACAAATGGATTTACAGTGTTAGATCAAGCGAGGATGCTGAAAACACTCCTGATGATAAACACTATATTTTTGAAGATGAGAGATTCATCACTATGTTAACAGGATCAACTAATCCTGGAGCTCCTGTTTTAAAAGGTGGCTTTCTTAAATATAACAAGGTAGGTGCAGCGGTTGTTAAAGCTGATGAATGGTATCATGACGTGTGGCAATACGGACTACATATGGGACGTATGAGAGCATTAAGGCAGGTTAACCCTATCATTGTATTCAGAGATGGAGATAGAGATGGTAAAAGCGAAGAAATTGGAAAACCTATCAAAGGTTTATTCGGAATCAACTTCCATGGGATGGACTATAATATGTTATCAAAAGTTACAAAAACACAAATAGGTGAGTGGAGCGCGGGTTGCTTCATCTGTAATAACATGGAAAAGTATTATCAAACAATAGGAAGTTTTGAAAAAAATGGACTCACAACGTTACTTTGTGTAAAAGAATTTTAGTACCTTTACTATTGTGTGTTTTAGGCGGTTAAGAAATTAATCGCTTTTTTTTTGCTCTAAAGTTTGGTGTATTAATAATTAATATATATATTTGCTACATAATTAAAAACATAAACACAATGAACGTTATCAGAAAAGCACACGAAATCGCAGCAAAACATTTAAGAAATGCAAAATTTGAAGCGAGATTATTCAAAAACTATGATATGCCTCACCAACCATTTGAGGTTAGAGTTAAAGGAATAACAAAAGAAGTCGCTATGGAATTACAATCTATGATGTGTAACATAGTAAAATGTGATAGTATTAATATAATCGAATGTTAATTATGGAAGAGTTAGAAAAAGAAATGGTGGACAAATTGTTTGCCATTTTAAATGAATTTATTAATGATGCGCCAGTAGAGCTACATTGCAATAAAGACTATACTTATTTATTTATCCCTTTAAATTTAATATCATTATCAAGAATAGGAACTTTTCGAGGTTATAGGGTATGCCCTTCACCTTATAGTAACAAAATAATTTTATCAGATTTAATGATGTATTACGCAATTGAAAAAACCATTTAATTATGACAGAAAAACAAAAAGTATTACAATTAATACAAGAAGAAATAAAAAGATACGAAAAAATAAAAGAATCATTTTTTATAAAATATTTCACAACAAAAGGAGATAAAAGATGGTTTAGCGGTGCGAAATCAGCGCTTGAAAATTTAGAATGTTTAATTGAAAACAAATTATGAAAACAGCAGATTTAATTGAAAGCCAAATTTCAGAAATACGTGAGAACGTTGGCTATGGTAACAGATTCGACAAAGTAAAATTTTCGGAAGAGTTAGTAACCGAAGCGCAAAAAGTTGCGGGTGAAAACTATGAATTCATCTTAAAAATAATGGGACATGAAAAACGCTAAAAAATTAATATACGCATTGCTTTGCATTATCATTATAGGTTTTGTAAATCAGTATTGGAATGCATCCACAGCTTTTTGGATTGGATTTGGGTTATTAGGTTGGACTTTAACAGGGCTTAGTTATGAAAAAGATAATAAATAAAATATTTAACGTTGACACGTTAATCATGCCTTCAGACGTTGAATTCATGAAGATTGATAGCGATAGTGTATGGGCAACGTTTGAAGACCTTAGAGAACGTTTATACATACAAGACGGGATTGTATACAACGAAGAGGGAGACCGTATTTGTACTACAATGGAGTTAGAACAATTTGATGAATTTGCGGAACTAAACAAATGTACTACATGCGGTGGATCAGGTGAATACATGGTAACAGATTACGACCAAGACGCACCATTCCAAAACATTTTAATAAATTGCTATTGTGAGAAGCCCTTCGAACTATAACTACATATACGATAGAGTTCGCAACATGCTCGAAGCTGGATGGATTCAGCTGGATATCGCAAAACATTTAAACGTACCCGTTGCGACCGTAGGTCATGCGATCGCAACGTACGAAGGAAAAAAGTATATAACAAGCCTATATTTTGGGCATAAAACCGAAGCATACAATGAAGAAGATTACATTTATCAAACCCCTACTTTTGACGAGCTTTCTGATAGCGAGCAAGCTATCTATCGGTCAATTGAGTTTACAGCAAATCAAGGACAAGGGTATTAAACATCCTGAGATTGTTTACGCACAATACAGACTTGAAACAGGTAATGGAAAGAGTAGAGCATTTAGAGAGTATAACAATGCGTTCGGATTCATCTATAAGCGCAAATTAATGCGATTTAAGAGTGTTGAGGAGTGCGTAGAGTATTACAAGACGTGGCAGGCGAAAAGATACGTTACAGGCGATTATTTTGAGTTCCTTAAAAAGATAGGCTACGCAGAGGAAGAGGGTTATATTGAACTATTAAAAAAGATGTTATGAAAATAGGTGGATGTGGTTATTTATACCAAAAAACAGAAGGTAAACATACGTTAATAGCTGACCCAAAAGATAAAGGTTGGTTTGAAGATTTAAAAGGAAAGCCAATTTTTGAAGCGCAAGACACAGGAAATGGAATTGAATTTAACCAAAGGAATAAAAATCGATTAGATTACGATGAAGCTCAAGAATTGTTTTATCTATTAAAAAAGATGTTATGAAAAAACTAATAATTGCAGCAGCATTGCTAATGGTAGGATGCCAAAAAGAAGAAGTGAAAACGTGCGATTGCCTTCGCATAACGGACATTAAACATGATTCGTTGGTATTTTACGAGAACACCGTATACACCGCAGAAATAACAACTATAAGCGATTGTACGTTTCTGCAAACAAAACGGATGTTTCATAGTGAAATAGAACCCTATAAACAAAACAAAGTCGGTGAATGCTGGCAACCTCCATTTTAAATTTAAGCCCAATCTTTAACGGTTGGGTTTTTTTGTGTGTAAAAATAGAAAAATTACATAAATAATTATTTCGCTTGTTTTCCTTTCATTATCAATGAGTTGAAAAAAGAAATAAAAAATCAAAGTTATATCGCCCTTAGTACATAGTATAAAACATTTATTTTTTTTTCTGAAAAAAAGTTGACATTTTTACGTTTTGCATTTAACGTTTTATTTTACAATTAGTTACAACCGAAAAAAACCGAAAAATGACATCAAAAAATATTTACGTTTTTTACTACATCTCTACAAGTCTACACATCTCTACATACAACTCTACACTCAAAACACCAATAAACACAGGGCTTAAGAGCATTTTGTAGAGATGTAGAGGTAAAATAGCAATCTTTTATATATAAAAGGGGATTGGAAAAAATAAAAAAATATTGAAAAACATCTCTACAAGTCTACAAAAACAACTAAACACCAATAAACATAAGGCTTAAAGCCTGTAGAGATAGTGTAGAGATAGTGTAGTAATGCGTAGAGATGTACAAAAACACTTGATTATTATTTAGAATTGTTATAAATTACAATTATTTTAAAATAAATAGAATCTAATTAGAAAACACTTTGTATATTTGCAGATATATATCGGTCCAGGATATAAAGAGACATTAGTAAACCTATTATTTTTAGCAACTGGACCTTGTTAAATTTGATAGGTTTTTTTATTTTATAAACTTTTTATTATGAAAAAAGGAATTTTAATTTTTAGCATTGCTTTGACAATGTTAAGTTGCTCAAAAGAACCATCAACATGTGGTAGAATTGTAAGTGATAATGTACATGATTATTCTGTTACAATTAGAAATTCAAATACTAACAACTTGAAAACATTTTACCTTACAGAAGGCGATTGGATGAATGCACACCCTGGAGATAATTATTGTATCTATAACACAACACAATGGTAATTATGGAAGAGTTTAAAGATGTAATTGGATATGAAGGTCTTTACATGGTTAGTAATTTAGGAAATGTTAAGAGCTTATCTAAAAAAGTTTGTAACCATAGAGGATGTTACATTACTAAAGATATAATCTTAAAGACTGCATACAATAAGAAAATGTATCTACAAGTAAAACTTTACAAGAATGGTGAATCAAAAACAAGGTCTGTTCATCAGTTAGTAGCAGAATCTTTTTTAAACCATGTTAGATGTGGAATGAATTTAGTTGTAGATCATGTTAATTCAATAAGAGATGACAACAGAGTTGAAAACTTAAGAGTAGTTACCAATAGAGAAAACTCATATAGAGCACAAGGAAATTACACAAGTAAATACAAAGGAGTTAGTTGGTTTGTTAGGGATAGTAAATGGAAAGCAATGATTTACTTTAATGGTAAAAGAAAACATTTAGGGTATTTTACATGTGAATTAGCAGCAGCGTTGGCATATCAAAACAAATTAAAAGAATTAGCATGAGCGATATAAATATAAATCCTGAGGAGAAATTTTGGTCAGTAAACCAAGATGGTAAGGTTTCATTAAACAATTATAAGTTTAAGAGATTTTTAGAAATGAATCATTTTTTTAAGAACAGACCAAATCCAAATAGTACTTTTAACATAATCAAAAAGAACGGTATATTCTTAGAGATTGTAGATGAAGTAGAGGTGAAAGATTTTGTTCTTAATCACATCTTAAAGGAACGTTTAAGCGAAGATGTGTATAATCTTATGACTTCAAATATTAAGTTCTTTAAACGTGATTATTTAAGCATGATTGAAAGCAAGGAAATAAAAGTTCTAAAAGACACTAAAGACATTGCTTATTTGTTTTATGAAAATGGAGTGTTAGAAGTTACAAAAGACAAATCAGAACTTAAAGACTACAAAGATTTTAATCTTAATATTTGGGAAAATCAAGTTATAAAAAGAAAGTATGTAAGTTCAGACCATCATGACTCTGAGTTTAGAAAGTTTGTTTGGAAAATATCAGGAGGTATTGATATAAACGACAACTCATCAGTAGAAGATAAAAACAAATACGATACTGCAGTAGATAGATATAATTCTTTTCAAACTGCAATAGGCTATTTAATACATTCTTATAAGACATCAGGAAATAATAAAGCAATTATTCTTAATGATGAGATGATAAGTGACTCACCAAATGGTAGGTCGGGTAAAGGTGTGTTTTGGAATAGTTTAAAGCACATGAAAAAACTACAGTCAATAGATGGTAAACAGTTTAAGTTTGGAGGTGATTTTCCTTATCAATCAGTAAAAACAGACTGTCAAATATTAGTGTTTGATGACGTAAAAAAGAACTTCCAATTTGAGAATTTGTTTAGTGTTATTACAGAGGGTATTGATATAACCTATAAAGGAAAAGATACCATTAAACTTCCTGTAGAAGATTCTCCAAAGATTGTAATTTCTACAAACTACGTGTTAAAAGGAAATGGAGATTCACACGATGCGAGAAAATTTGAACTTGAACTATCTACTTTCTTTAACGCTAACAATACACCTTATGAGTTCTTTGGACATTATTTATTTACAGATTGGGATAAATTAGAATGGGCTCGTTTTGATTGTTACATGATTGAATGTTTAAAGAAATACCTTAATAATGGATTGGTATCTTACAAATCAATATCTTTACCACTTAAGAAATTAGAGGCTAATTTAGGCAAGGAATTATTTGAGTTTTGTTTAGAGCTTCCAAAAAATGAATGGTTATCAGGACAGGAAACTTATGACAAATATAAGTTCAGTATTTCAAAATCATTCATGGCAAAATCAAAAAAGGAAGTAACACAATCCATAAAAAAGTTTTGCGATTTCTTTGGCTATGAATACGAAACAAGAACTCCAGGAGGTTTATTAAAATTCATGATAACAGAAAGGTCTATTACACCAAAAGAAGTAACAGAAAGCGACCTTGATATTTGGGACACGATATGACAATAGATAGTTTATTAGCATTTAGGGAACTTGATTTTATAATTGACTCATATAAAGATTCAATAGAGTTTATAAAAGAAAAACACCCGAGTAGATTAGATTTAATTGTTTCATTAGAACAATCTATTAAAAACCTTAGATATATCAAAGACGATATATTTTTAATTGAATCAAACAACGAGTATAAAAGATGGATAAAATGATGACTAACTTACTAATTAAAGGTGAGATTGATAAGTTAAAAGGTTCTATGAATGTTATTATCGAGAATACACCTGAGAAATTAGATATGATTGAAAAGTACGAGGACATGATAAAAAGATTAGAGTTAGTTAAGTTATATTTAAAGAGGATATGAAAGAACTTAGAGATTACCAAGTTGACCTATCTAAAAAAGCGGTCGATATATTAAAAGAAAAGAAAATAGTTTACCTTCAGTTCAGCGTACGCGTTGGAAAAACAGCAACAGCACTTGAAACATGTAGACTATACGGAGCTAAAAAAGTGCTATTCTTAACAAAGAAAAAAGCTATTGGCTCGATTGAAAGTGATTACAAAGATTTTGGCTTTACATTCGATTTAACGGTAATAAATAACGAGTCACTCCAAAAGGTAACAGACAATGATTTTGATATCGTTATACAAGACGAGGCGCATTCTATGGGTGCGTTTCCTAAACCAAGTAATAGAACGAAAGATTTTAAGTTACGTTTTTCACGTGTGCCTATGATATTACTTTCGGGTACACCTTCAGCAGAATCGTACTCGCAATGGTATCACCAATTTTGGCTTAGTGCATACAACCCATTTGCACAATATAAAAACTTTTATCAATGGTCAAAGACTTTTGTAAATGTTAAGCAAAGGCAGTTAGGTCATGGATTGATTAACGACTACTCAGATGCAAAGATTGACTTAATAGATGCAGTTATACAGCCTTATATATTGAAGTTCACACAGGAAGAAAGCGGTTTTGAATCAAAGGTAAATGAACACGTAATATATTACCCTACTTTATGCAGAAACTTAATCGAGCGATTGGAAAAAGATTTAATCATTGAGGGCAAAGAAAATGTAATATTAGCAGACACGGGAGCAAAGTTAATGCAGAAGGTTCATCAGCTTGAGTCGGGAACAATAAAGTTTGAATGTGGTAAATCAATGATATTAAACACTCGCAAAGCTGAATTTATTAGAGACTACTTTGAAGGCAAGAAACTTGCAATACTTTACTACTTTGTTGAGGAGTTTGAATTGTTAAAACTTGTATTTCCTAACTTTACAACCGACTTAGATGAATTTAATAGAACAGATAAACATTACATTGGACAACAATACGCAAGTAGCATGGGTATTAATCTAAGTGCTGCGCATTCACTGGTTTTTTACTCGTTTGGATATAGTGGCACACACTTTTTGCAAGCTATCGACAGACTTACTACTAAAGAAAGAAAGAAAAACGATGTTTATTTTGTGTTTGGTAAAGGTTCTTTGTCGGAACGTATTTATAAAGTTGTGTCTAAAAAGAAAAACTTTACATTAAAGATGTATGAGCGAACAAAGGATTCAAAGTAGTTGTATAAAACATGCTAAGGCAAAAGGCTGGATTTGTTGTAAGATAATTAAATGTTCGATTAATGGCTGGCCTGACCTTTGTATGTACAAAGACGGTAAAACAATATTTGTTGAGTTTAAATCGTTGATTGGCAAACAATCAGAGCTTCAGAAATACCAACAGAAACAACTTGAAGCGCAAGGTTTCAAGTATTATTTGATAAATAATTTAAAAAACTTTCAAGAAATAGTTGCAGATTAATAATTAATGTGTATATTTGTTGTATAATTCTTTGACGTACTAATAAAACAAGTTGAGCCTTTGGGCTTGTTACTAACTATAAAACACATAAACAATGGCAGGATGTTACGGAAGTGATCCCTATGATAGATACTGGGAGGCACAATTAGACAAATACCTTGATCAAGATGATGATCAAGATGAGAATGAAGAAGAAGAAGAGTAAATAACTAAAACAAAACACACAATGAAAACAAACCTCAGAAAATTAGCATTGATACTTAGAAAGGTAGATGCTTCAAAGTTCTTGTATGTTAGCTCAACAAGACATGATATTGTACTTGGAGCGATGGAACAAGATGTATTAATCGACGACTTAAATATTAATTGGGATTCAATCGAATACGATTTAGAAATGACAATCTTTAAGAAAAACAA